TTGTTGCTTTTCTGTTATTCGTTGGTGGATATTGGAAAGGCTCATATGACAAGGGCATGGATGTTGCTGTAGAGGTGGCTAATGCAAACAATGATGCTAGAGAAAAAGAACAACAACTAGCACAAGTAGCCACCACCTACGCAAGTGTCTTAAGAAAGAAAGAAATCAATGCTCAGAAAGAAATTACAAGTCTTCGTACTGCTGTTGCCTCTGGTGAGCGTAGGTTGTTCATTCCTACCCAAGCCACCAACTGTAGTGTACAGCCCTCCACAAATGCCTCCCCTGCCAGTGGAAGTGACACAGGAGAAGCACGAGCCGAACTTGACAGAAAGGTTGCTGATTCTCTTATCGCCCTGACAGCAGAAGGAGACACAGCAATTCGTAAGCTTAATGCTTGTATTGAACAATATAACACAATGAAGGACAAACTAAATGACTCAACTCTCCGCTAACTTTTCCTTGCATGAACTGTCTAAGAGTGAGACAGCTTTGCGTATGGGCTTTGATAACACCCCTACCAAAGAAGCAGAAGCTCATTTGAAGCTCTTGTGTGATAACGTCCTACAGCCTGTTCGTGACCACTACAAGAAGGGTGTGAAAGTGAATAGTGCCTATCGCAGTCCTGAGAGTAATGCAGCAGTGGGAGGCTCAAAGACCTCAGACCATTGCAAGGGCATGGCAGCAGACATTGAGATTCCCGGGGTGGCTAATGCTGAGTTGGCTGAATACATCAAAGCCAACTTCAAGTTCACTCAGCTCATCCTTGAATTCTATACACCCGGCATCCCTGACTCAGGCTGGGTACATGTGTCGTATGATCCAGCTAACTTGAAATGTCAATGCCTCACTGCCACTAAGCAAAATGGCAAGACAGTGTACCTTCCCGGCTTGGTTGCTTAAATGAAAAGCAAAGTTAATTCAGCAGGGGTGTACACAAAGCCCACAATGCGGAAAGCTTTGTTTGAGAAGATTAAAGCAGGAAGCAAGGGAGGCGATGCTGGAGAGTGGAGTGCTCGTAAGGCACAGCTCTTGGCTAAGGAATACAAAGCTAAGGGAGGCGGCTATAAATGAAGAAGCAACAGCAATCCCTGAAAGACTGGACAGCACAGAAGTGGCGCACCTCAGATGGTTCTCCATCCAAGGGTAAGAAGCGTTACCTCCCAGATGCTGCATGGAAAGCTCTAAGCCCTGCTGAGAAGGCTGCAACAAACAAAGCCAAGGCTGCTGGTAATGCCAAGGGTAAACAATTCGTAGCTCAACCTAAGAAGATTGCTGACAAAGCAGCCAAATACAGATAAGGACATTTATGAAACAGACAAAGAAACAAACAGTCAAGATGGGCAAGGTGATGCATGAGTACAAGATGGGTTCTCTGCATAGTGGCAAGGGTGGCAAGGTTGTCACTTCTCCCAAGCAAGCTGTAGCCATTGCTATGAGCGAGGCAAAGCTGCCCATGAAAGGCCAGAGAACAGCCAAGAACAAGGCTAAAAAGGTATGAAGGATAGTAGACTAGCCAAGGCTGGCGTAAGCGGCTATAACAAGCCTAAAGCCACTCCTAGCCACCCCACCAAAAGCCACGTTGTTGTAGCCAAAGAAGGCGACAAGGTTAAAACAATTCGCTTTGGACAACAAGGTGTGTCAGGGAGCCCTAAGAAACAGGGAGAATCTGAAGCTTACAAGAACCGCAGGGAGAGCTTTAAAGCCCGACATGCTGGAAACATTGCCAAAGGCAAGATGAGTGCTGCTTATTGGGCTGATAAAGTTAAGTGGTAGCTTGACAAATATAACAAATTATGTTATAATAGAAACATATAAGGAAATAGTATGACATATTTAGAAGCTGTCAATAGTGTACTACGAAGACTCAGAGAACGAGAAGTGTCCTCTGTGTCTGAAAGCTCCTATAGCAAGCTGATTGGTGACTTTGTTAATGATGCCACCAATGAGGTGGAGAATGCTTGGAGCTGGTCTGCTCTGAGAACAACCCTGACATTGACAACCACAGCCAACATCTTTAACTATGAGTTGAATGGTAGTCAGAATAACTTCACAGTGTTGGATGTTATCAACGATACAGAAAACCAATTCATGTCCTACCGTAATGGTGCTTGGTTTGATAATGCTTTCTTGAATCAAGGACTTGTTACAGGCTCTCCTGAATATTACAACTTCAACGGTGTTGCTAACGATGGAGACACACAGGTTGACATCTACCCCATCCCTGATGGTGTGTACACAATTCGCTTCAATGTCATCTTACGTAATCCAAACATGACAACCGATGGTGCTGACATCATTGTTCCTTCACGTCCTGTGGTTCTCTTAGCCCTTGCTAAAGCCATTGAAGAGCGTGGTGAGGATGGAGGCAATGCCAGCATGAATGCCTATGCTGCTGGTCGTTCTAGCTTGGCTGATGAGATTGCTCTTGATGCTGCTCGCCGCCCTGATGAAACTGTTTGGTATCCAGTATGAAACAACTCTCTAGTGCTGCTGTTGCTGCTCCCGGCTTCTATGGGCTTAACACCCAAGAGAGTGGAGCAGTGTTGTCTGATGGGTTTGCACTTGTAGCTTCCAATTGTGTCATTGATAAGTATGGACGTTTAGGCGCACGTAAGGGCTGGGTACAGAAAACAACAACAACTGCTGGTCTTAGTGGTGCAAACATCTACAGCATCTTTGAATATTTGAATGCTGATGGTACGTTTGATTATATCAGTGCTGGTAATAATAAAATCTGGAGAGGAGGCATTGGTGCCACTCTGACAGATATGACACCAACAATGACAGTTACAGATAATCACTGGCAAATGGTTTCTTTAAAAGACCATTGCTTCATGACACAAAAAGAACATGAGCCTGTGTTATTCACAAGAGACACAGGAACTCCTGTGTGTCAGAAACTCGTATCTCATTCAGTTGCTGGTGTAGACTTCACTGCTCCTGTGTTTGGCACTGGCACAAGCAATGGCCCTAATGCTTGCTTAGCTGCTTATGGACGCTTCTGGGTGGCAGGAAGTACAGCAAGTCCAACTACAGTGTTCTGGTCTACAGACATTGCAGATGATCATTTCCCTACATTTAACACTGGTGGTGCTCGTACCTCTGGTAGTATTAACATAGCTTCTAAGCTTCCTAATAACACAGATGAAATTGTAGCTCTTGCTGCACATAATGGTTTCTTAGTTGTCTTCTGTAAACAGAACATTGTCATTCTCAATGGTGCTGAGACACCAGCTACAGCAATGACCATCTCTGATGTTATTCCCGGCATTGGCTGCATTGCACGAGACAGCGTACAGAAGACAGGTAATGACTTATTGTTCTTGAGTGCCTCTGGCTTACGTAGCCTTGGACGTACCATTCAAGAGAAGAGTATGCCCATGCGTGACCTCTCTAAGAACATTAGAGATGACTTGTTTGATGTCATTGCCAGCACAGAAGCCAAGCTAATTAATAGCTGCTATTCAGAGAAGTATGGTTTTTATTTGTTAAGCTTTCCTTCTACAGCTTCTCCTGTTGTCTATTGCTTTGATTTGAAACAAGCCCTCCCAGATGGTGCTGCACGTGTCACTTCATGGAGTGGCTATGCTGCTTATGCTTTTTCTGCAAACAGGGATGGTTCTCTGTACATTGGTAAGCCAGCAGGGATTGGTGAATATTATGGGTATCAGGACAATGGTGTTAAATATACCTTCACATATTATACCAACTACTTTGACTTTGGACAACCAACAATTAACAAGATTGCTAAGAAGCTTGGCTTTGTATTGATTGGTGGTGGTGGTCAACGCTTTGTTGCTAAGCTTGGGTTTGATTATTCAAATCAATATAGCAGCTACCCTGTCATTATGGACACAGGAAACTATTCAGAATATAACATAGCTGAATATAACATTGGTGAATACTCATCAGGCATTGTCATTGATGACGCTTATGTTTCTGTTGGTGGTCAAGGAAAGATTATTCAGATGGGGTTTGAAGCTGAAGTTTCTGGTGCTCCTCTGAGTGTACAGAAGATGGATATATTTATTAAGCAAGGGAAGATTTACTAATGGCTAAAGCAGTAAGGAGTCCAGAAGGTAAAGAAAGACAAAAAATAAGATCAAGACTTAAACAGCAAGAGAAGAGAACTCAGCATTTATATAGAGTTCAAATGTTATTGAATGCTTCTAGACAACGTGCTAGACAAAAGAATAGAGAAAATACTTTAACATTAGAAGATATTCTTAACATATGGCCTCCTGATAATAAATGTCCTGTGTTTGGTTTTGACTTAGAATGGAATTCAACTGGCTTTAGAGAAACAAGTCCAAGCATTGATAGGATAGATTCATCAAAGGGGTACACCCCTGATAATATTCAAATCTTATCGTGGAAAGCAAATAGAATTAAAGCATATGCAACAGTTGAAGAATTAGAAGCTGTTGTATCGTTCATGAAACAAGGAGACTAAATTGTCTAATTACA